GACGACTCCCTGAACTTGCTAGACATTCCGCCTGTTGCTGTAGTGGCGCTGACGCCCACTTTTTGGAACGCAGCATCCAACTGAGCATCGATCACCGACGCTAACTGAGCAGCAGATATCTGGCCGCGCCCGAATGCCACTTCAGCCATTTTTCCAAAGTCGGCCAGGTCCGAGCCTGATAACTCTTTCAGGCGTGCCACCAGCCCGTCTCGTACTTCATCCCCCGTTGCTTGTGCAGACCCTTTGATCTGATCCAGGCCCTTCAGCACGTTTGCAATCCCCTCGGGGTTTTCAAGCTTGGCGCCGGCCAGGGCCTCTTTCAGCGCGTCTCCAGCTTCTTTGCCAGCCTGCTTTGCCTGGTAGAAAGCAGCAGCCAGCTCTGCCGTCTTGATGCGGCTGAGTTCCGCATTGGTCGCAACCAACTCGAACTCTTTGGCCGGGCCATTCAGTGCAGTTGGCTTCAGGCTCTCTTTGATGGCACGATCAGCATCTTCAGCGGCGGCCTTCGCACGGAAAAACTCCATGCCAAAACTGGCCACTTCCGTCACCAGCGCCACGAGACTCAGCCCTTTGAGCAGTCGCAGGCCGTTAGCCAGAACCCCCACCCCGGCGGCTGACGATGCACTGGCAGCCCCTAGAGCTCTAGCCTCTACAGTCGCAACAGTGGACGCCGCTCCCATGGCCCGAATTTCGAGTTCAGACGCCCCGGCCGCTGCGCCCACGCTGCCTAACATCGGAACGAGCGCCATTCCCGCAACGCGCCACCCTATGTAGGCCTCAACCCCGAACTTGATGACACCTGACAGACTCATCACGGCTTCGGCGGCGGTTTTTGTCCCCTCTGCCATCTTCACAAAGCTGGCTGCGATGTCCTTTGCTGTTGCCTGCAGTTCTCCAGAGGCTTTCATCTGCTCAAACTCTGACAGCAGGTCTTGAATCTGCTTCGTCAGATAGTCGAGAACCCCCGACTGCGCGATCAGGGCATAGAACTCGTCCAGGGCGTCGTGTGCATTTGAGACGGCACCACTAAATGTGGCCATCAGCTTGGCGCTGGCGCCCATGTTTTCTTGACCCAGGGCATCGATCAACTTGAGGATGACTCCTCTACCCAGGGTTCCGGCCTCGGACATCTTTTGCAGCTCTGCCGTGTTTTTGCCTGTCGCTTTTGCGAGCAAATCCCATACGGGCACCCCCGCCTCGGCAAGCTGTAGTATTTCATCACCCTGAAGCTTGCTCTTCGTCCACGCCTGCCCGAGAGCGAGTGTCACACGCTGCAGGGCCTCTGTGCCTCCTCCCAAGGTTGCAGCCGTATCGCTGATAGCCTGCATCTGCGCCATGCTGGGCTGCAGGCCGAACGCGGTAAGCTTGACATACGCCTCGGTCAGCCCTTGCACCTCAAACGGCGTTGTTTTGGCCAGCTCTTTGAGCTGCCCGAACACATCCCGGGCCGCATCTGTAGAGCCCAGCAAGCTGGAGAGGCGTCCTTCGAGGGTTTCGAATGCGGCACCGGTACTGATCACATCACGCGCCAGCCCCGTGATGCCCTGCAGCCCGACAACAGCAGCCGCCATACCTGCAATGCTGCGAGCAGCACCCGCCACCCGCCCCCCCATAGAGTCAGATGCGTCACCGAGTTCATGGACAGCATTGCTGGCGCTGGCCATGTCCGGCGGCACGCCGCGTGCCTCAGCACGCAATGCGGCCAGTTTGGTCTCAAAAGCCGCGACCGCTTGCTGTTGTTCCTGCGATGTAATGCCAGACGCCCGCACTGCAGCCAGGGCAGCCTGCAGCCGGTTTGTTTCTGCCACCACCTCTTGTAGTGGCCGGACACCCAGCTGCCGGAAGGCTGCATTGAGCGCTTCCGCTGCCTGAGCGGCTTCACGTTGCCCTGCGGCAGTTTTTCCGGCGGCCTGCAGGGCTTCTTGCGCCGCACGACGCTCAGCTTCCGTCAGCTCCTGAGTAGCAATCTTTTGCCGCACAATCCCGGACTCGACCACTTGCGCCAAGCGGGCCTCTTCTTCAGCTGCCGCACGGTCTTGCACCAACTTTTCGTGGGCGGCCCGGGTTGCTGCCGTTATTGCGTCTTCGGATTCAGCAACCGCCGCAGTGGCGGCCTCGGTGGCTGATCGAACTTCATCAACCTCCTGGGCTACTCCATCCAGCAACTGGATCTTGCGGCCAGCAGCATCCAGCCTGGCCAGATCACCTTCAGATTGGAGCAGGGCGTCGCGAAGCCCACTGGCGTCACCCTCAATAACGATCCTGGCTGAAATCTCAGATGACATCGCCAGCCCCTTACTTCACAGACCGTGCACGGAAATAGCGGCTCTCGTCGGGAGCCGAGATGCTGTCATCGGCCAGCAGCTCGAACTCCAGCTCGATTTCGCCCAGCTTGTCGTTAATCAGATCCAGGCTCTTGAGGGGCGAGAACACGGCACGCCAGCACTCAACGGCGGCCGCTTTCCCCGAGTCAGCCTCGTTCAGCCCGTCGAACACCAGGACATACTCGTCTGCACCGCCAGTCAGCGGCTGGACCACATCAGAGGCGAGAGGGGTGTAATCCACCGTGATGCCATCCCCCGCCACCAGCCCCGGGGCCCCCGCAGGGATATACATCCCGATGCGCCGCTGTTCGTAATTGGCAGGGGCGATGACCGCGCCCCCCTTCTTGACCGTCACCGGCTTGGTCCAGTCCGGGAACTGGTCGAACACCACCAGGCTGCCCAGGGCGATGTCTGCATGCGCCTCCCCGGCCACCGCCGCCGTGCCGGGGGTGCTCACAGTGCCCCGCAGCCCCATCGCCAGAATCAGCGGTGAGTGGTTGCGGGTCGTGAGCTTTCCAGTGACACCTTTGATCTGATAAATCACCTGGCGCTTGCCGCCCCCCGGGTTCTCATAATCCAGCTCATCCAGCGACTCCTGAGACACCTCCAGGGCGAGCTTGCTGCAGTTGCCCATGGGCACCAACGGGGCCCCGACAATCCCGCGCTTGCGGGTGTAGATCGTCCCTTTGCCCAGATAGGATCGGCTGTAACTCATTGCATACTCCGTGCAGTTGTTGGCCCCTGTGCGGGGTACGGCTGCATCTTCGCGCGCGTGCGAATGCCTGGAGAGCATGACGGGAGTCGGCACCCGCCCCCGGTACAAACTAAAAGACCCGCACGGGGCGGGTCTGAGTGTGAGTGGGTGCCGTGGGGGCCGTGGGCGCTATGCCTATTCCTGGTCGTCGGCACCGACCAGGATGCGGTCAATCGAAAAAGCGAGGGGGAACAGCAAGCGGGACGGCATCGGCTCGGGGCGGGGGGATGCTTCCAGCGTGAAGGGCACGCTGCTGTCCGGGCACCATCCCATGACTGCCGATATCACCGCCGTGATGTGGGCCGCAGCCTCTTGACGCACCGGATCAGGCCCTGCCGCCCCATGCTGCGCAGCATGTTTGAGGCTCAGCACGACTAACCACTTTTCAGAGACCCGGGCACGCTGGGCGTCTGAGCTGGATTCTTGCACCGTGAATCCGCCATAGATCACGTAGGCGCACGGGCTGGGCCTGCCGCTTTTTTCAAGCATGGCAAAATCGCCGGCCCCATAGACCCCCAGCAGATCCGGGCAGTGCTCGCGAATGCGCTGCATGAGCGCGGCTTCGTGATCCAGCATCAGCGGAGCCCTCCACCAAAAATCCGGCGACCAGGCCGGGCCACTTCGGCCAGCCCCGAGGGCGCGGGCACGCTGGGCGTTGCAGTGCTCATACCCAGCTGGACGCGGCCTGCCGCAATATCCCGCAGGGTCGCGACAGCTTGGTCGCGTCGCCGCTCTACCAGCTCCGGCGCCGCATCGACATACAGCGCATAGCGTGCCAAGTCGCAGCAGATCCCCACCAGCACCGGGGGCGGCTCAACAATGGGGAGAGGGCAGCGGGTCGCCAGATATCCGTCCATCAGGGCGCTGGCATCGCCCAGGGCTCGGGCCACGGTGTCGGCATTGGCGTGGCCGTCGCCAACCAGGTCAGTCTGCTGGATCAGTTCGGCAGCGCCGAAGCGCTGTTGCATGTCGGTAAGGGTTGCGTACATCGAGCGGCATCCATGGGTGTGGGGCGAGTAGCAGGATGCATCTTCCAGAGCATGGGCCGCTAGATGATGGGGGTCGGCACTGTCGCAACAATGCCACCGCCGGCGACGCTCGCTCGCTACACAAAATCTCTCACGCGAGCCCCCAGCACCAATCCAGCCCGATCCACATAGGTCTCTGACGCGTCGATAGAGTTGCTCGCATCTGCGTAGATATACAGCCGCACAGAGGTTGCATCGTCCGGAATAATGGCGGCCTGAGAGAACCATCGAATTCCACCCCGCCCCTCAACTGACGCAGCGCTGGTCACTTTTGCAGACGAGATGATTCCGCTTGAATTTCTCGGCTCGATAGCGATTCGGCCCGCCCCCGCAGGCGCAGAACCAGGAACAAACTGACGGACACACCACGACACAGGCTGCCCCAAAATGGCGTTCAGCTCTGGCCCCGAAACGTTGTAATACATATACGATGGGGCCCCATTTGCAGCCCTCGACAGACGCAGCGCTCGTGCCCCCGTCTCGTGATACGTCGGATCGGTTGTGTCTGCAATTGCAATATTGCTGCCAATATAACCCGTTGGCACCGCGTTTGGAGCACCCACACCCAGCAACCCATTTGAGTTCACGCAGAGCGAGCGGGCAGCGAGTGCAGACAGCACGGGGACCGCTGGCACCATGAACGCATCGGCCAGCACGTTCGTCAGCAGCAAATCTCCGGCATCCGTCTGGTGCGTACCGTCAAGATATAAACCCGCGGCGTTCCCCGCCGCCACAAATGCGGACGCTCCGTCAGCGCATGGCGCACCGATCTCCCGCGCATACCTACGCACCGCATCAGCTTTTGGTGCATTGGCCATGCTTGCGCCAGGCGCCTGGGCCACAAACAGCATTACAGCATCAGGTGCTGCGTTGGAAATCTGCTCCACCGTAGCGGACATCGCGGCAGCGATGCTGTCCAATGATGGCCAGGTGGATGTCGCGTAGTTATGGCCGTGATTCAAAATCACAATCTGCGGCTGCTGGGACATCAGAGCGCGCCAACGTGACCCGGCCATGTACTCCAAACGGGTACCGGAAACAAACCCGATATTCACAATAATGTCGGCGCCCCCCCCTGCCCGAATGGTCGTCAACGGGGGCCAGCCCGGGGCCGTATCATCCCAGTAACGGGATCGAATCCGAGCAGTCGGAAACCACTCGGCGAGCGTCGAGCAAAATCGACGGATGAACCGCAGAACCCCCCCCTCAGCACCGCCTGTCAGCGTGTTACCACCGGTGGAGTCGGAGAACGCAGTAATGACAGTCGGCAATCCAGCGGCCTGCCGACGCTCAATCAGGCTCCGTGCGGAGCCGTATGCTGACAGAGCGTGATTGCCGACGTTCAGAACCCCATTTTCAAAACTTCCCGTCACCAGCTCCCCCAGCACCCCCTCGCTCGCAGGGTTTTCGATTCCGATGACACGCCCCTCGCGCACTCGCAGCATGACGGGCACCAGGGACTCTTGAGACCGCGCATAATCCGGCGCACACGGGAGCTGCGGGGCGGCATTCATCGGCAT